TGGTTAAATGCTACCATTTGTGAGTCCACTACGTGCATAAAAGGAATAACCCCTGTGGTTTTATTACCTTTACTAGTTGACTGTCCCTGTGAGCGAATATGGCCCCAATAACCACCTATTCCACCCCCCATACTAGATAACCAGATGTTCTCTGTATAGTGATCAGCTAGTCCAGTCCTGCTATCTGGTACGTAGTTCAAAAAACATGATATAGGTAAGCCTCTGTCTGTGCCACCATTAGATAGCAAGGGTGAGGCAAACATAAACCAAAGATTAGATACATATTTATATAGTCTCTCAGCGTGTGCCTTGTTGTCTGCGAAAGCCATACAAGCTCTAGCAAATGATTCTTGTGGACTTATTTCTTCTGGCAACATGTACCTGTCACGCAAGATATCCACAGCATTCTTGGGTAACATATTATCTTTAGTTATATCAATATTTAATTTCATAATTCCTCTCTGTTAACACACGAACTTCGCAGTATAACATTATTTAGTTTGGCACGCAATTACTTTTTTGGAAAAATTAGATTTCCCTCTAGCTTTATGTAGCCAGAATCTTGCATAGCTTTTATAGTCTGGTCTAACTCCCCAGGGTTTTGTATCTTCCGTAACAATTCTCTTTTAAAAAATCTTAATTGCATATGGTTCTTGCCGCCAGCTAAGAGTGTGGCATCTAGCCACACCTTCATATCATGAGCAATCCTTCCTGTCTTTGCCATACCAAAACCTTCTAAAGCTTTGGGCATGTTTTGTTCCATGTCAAACATAATCTCTTTTGTAGTTTCCCAGTCATCTTTTGTAATCTTAAGACTAGAAGATCGTGAAGCTGACACAGACATAGCAACTTTTAAAAAATGTGACACACGTCTTTGACAATACTCTGACAGATGTGGATCAGTTGGTTCTGGTTGTATGCCATCAAAGATATCTGTGTTAGCCAACTCAAATGCATCTCTTTCAAATTCCATAGGGCCATGCATCTTAGCTATGTTACTTAAATCATTTCGTAACTCATTGATGGTGTGTTCACTAATAACTTTTTGTCTAAGATCTTGTGGTATCTTTTCTCCTTCATAAAACACAGGTATAATTCTAGACAACAAGCCTTGTGACTTAGCATCCTCTGGTAAGTTCTCTACAAACTGTGTAGGTGTAGCACAAGCAATCCAATTCAGACAAGGCCCTTGTATTATATACTCGCCAGCAGTTTTAGTTTTATGACTGTAAGAATCTTTTGCATCCCACATGTCTGTTAAAAACATTTGCAAGTATCGTTCGTTACGACCCATGAATGTACCAAACTCAGATGTAACGAGAGTCAATGATGAATCATAAAATTCAAAATTATTTTCTTCATTACCTAAACGCATGTCCATACGAGTAATCTTTGTCATATCGACTGCAAGTTTTTCTGGTGTTATCCTATCTTGTATACTATACAAAGGATACTTACGTAAACCATACTCATCTAATCCAGAATTAAAATTGTGATCATCTTCTGTTGCACCAACAGGTGAAGTAAGTCTGCTAAATACTTTTGAGAAAGGTAGTATTAAACTAACAGATTTGTTTCGACCAGGCGATGCAATTAGTATAACAAAAAGATTAGAACCTATGTTGTAGTTGGGCATAGGAAACCAAACACTTCTGCCCAATGCACCAGAGATAGCAGACAAAGCTGTCCACTTTGCAAACGTCTCTGGTATTGGACTGTCTTTTACAGCGTCAACACATGCCTTGATAAAGTCTTTGTGTTTTCGTGGCATTACTTAGCATTAACTGTACGAATATTATCTGGATGTATCCTCACGATTTTCTCTAGATCTGCTTTTGTTTCAATCCAAATGTTTCCATCTTCATCTGATTTCATTTCACTTGGCCCTTTGATATCTAGTCCGTGGCATTTACTAGCAACTTCGTCAGGTACATCCGACCATTCTACTTTACTTTTTATATATTCTTTAACAACTATCATGCCCTCTTCGACATATATTTTTTTTACTTTATACTGTTCGTCCATGTTTTCATATCCTTCCAATTATCACCCACCTCTACAGAGGATGGTATTATCATTTCACGTCCATTGACCGTCAATGGATTGTGCATTTTCTCAAGCACTATCGGCATGAGTTCATCTATCTTATCTTTATGACACTGGCCTAGTATTGCATCATGCACTTGGCCTAACACCTCTACACCAGAGTCCTTCAGTTCATCATATACTCTCCACAATCCTAGATTAAGTAAGTCACCTATCGTAGATTGCGGGACAAAAGCTATCGCCGCACGTAAAGTAGAAGCATCTTTAAGTCTATCCCAAAAGTGTCTACGTCTACCCATAGGCGTGACGAGACTACCTTTTTCTAACAGCTCTGTTTGTATAGCACTATGCCATACTCGTATGCCTGGGAATGCCCCCTTTATCTTTAGTGTATCTTTTCCTATCTTCTCTCCTTGATCTATTAATTCTTTATATCCTCCTTGAGGATCTTGTTTATGCCATCGTTCTAGAGATGTAGATGATATCACACCTCCGAAATAAAGCAACTGAAATCTTGTAGCCTGCGACACTTTGATCTTTATCTGTCTAGCCAGAGAGTGAGGTGACACTCCATAGTTAGTTCCATGTCCTGCTCGTTTACATATGTCACGGTAGGTATGATGTAAATAATATTTTCTATCAGCTAACGCTCTGTCTTGTACAGGATCATCTGACCAACCTAGATTGGGCCATACCATTTTCACAACCTCGGTATGCAAATCTGTACTCTCACAAACATCTATGTAGTTTTGATCCGCAGCCAAGTATGCAACGGCACGAGACTCAGCTTGTTCCAAGTCAGCATAAAACATTTTATTATTTTCATCAGGTATAAATACTTCTCGTAAATCTTTTGTTATGTTCTGTAGGTTTGTGCCAGTACGCCAAGGTGATTCTCTTGAAGACCATCTGCCTGTCTCTGTACCTGCTACGTTGTAAGAGCATCTTATTCTCCCATCTGTGTCACGCTTGGAACTAAGGACTGCGAGGTTTTTATCTATGTCACGCAACGCCAGGATAGTTCTACAGAATGGTCTAGATCTTGGATAAGATTCTGCTAAAGATTCTAAAGCATCACGATCAGTAGATATCTTTTGCTTGCCCTTCTTATATGAAACTACAGGTGGTAGATTAAGATCTTCGTATAATAATTTTTTAAGTTGAACAGGACTGTTATGATTTAAGTCCTTACCATTTACAGACTGTGAAAATAAATGTAACATTCTTTCTAACTGTAATCTTTTTTCTTGTAAAGGTTTTCTAATTGCTTTTACTTTGTCTTCATCAACACGTAAGCCACGCATGGTCATAGCCATGGCTGGTTTTAAACTTTGTATTTCAAAATCGTATGTGCCTCTAGTTGTCTCATCAAACTCACTAGATATTTTTTCCCATATCTCTTGAGTTAAAGTACAATCAAGTGCACAGTATATCCAGTTGATCTGATCATCATTGTAAGGTGATAGATCTAAATTATTGTTACTTACTTTTATCATCTAATAACTCTCCTGCTATAGCTGAATACCCTACCATATCTACATAAGTATCTTTGGTTGGATTGGGTGATTTAGTTCTCGCTACTTTTAATAATAACATAAGCATGGCAACATCATGTGCAGTGATATCTGTATCCAGATATGCAGACCACAGGTTTGCAATGTTTGTGTGATTAGTTTGTTTGTCTCCGTATTCTTTTTCTCTTGGCCCTCTTAATATCTTCAGTGCTTCTTTCAAGTTTTCTTCTATACTTACTACCATAAAATTTCTCCATCAATCTATAAATTTCTTTACGAGTTGTTCTTCCATCTAGATCTGCTAGGTCACAGATAAAATTAAAATCACTGTCCTCGTTACTATCATTCACCCACTCCCATGCAGACAAATGAGCCTTCTTGTCTTCCTTGCCTTTACCTTCGTAAACTAAATCTTGTAATGTCTGATCTAACACAGCACGCCATAAACGTATTGTATTTATCTGTTCTTCCCACTTGTCGTCTACATCTTTTGCAGAGAAATAATTTGGTCGCTTCACTATTCATCGGCTTTCGTGCTTTGAGAAAACTTGGCTAGAGTTTTCCATGCACCCTCGTTAGTGTATATGGAGCCTAAGAAGCCTAAACCTTTTTCCATTTCTGGTTGCAAAGAATGCTGTGCATGCATCGTGTCATGCACTACACCTTTGACTTCTATATCCTGTTTATATTTTAACCATGATACATCGTAAGATTGATTCTGTGCTACCTTTGCAATTTGTTTGTCCTCTAATAAATCTTTAACCCAATTCCACGCTTTTGTTTCATCATCTTTCTTCCAGTATCCATATGTGAATGGTACTACAATGGCATGGGTAGATGAGGGGGCAAACCCTATACATGTTATTCGCCCACCTGCTGTTTCAATATCAAATGCCAAAGGATGATCTGCGTTATCTCTTCTTATGAAGTCTTCTTTAAATTTATCTAGGTCGTTTATACTCGGCTCGATCCAGAGTTCTCTTTCGATGTTTTTTATTTCTTTTGTTTCAGATTCTTGTTTTGCTTTTTTGAAATCAGAATATAATATAGATCTCAATGCATAATTTTTTGACACACTAGACAGGGCGTAAGAAGGAACTATTTTTATATCATCATTGATGTGTGAGGTGTTAGAGGAGATGAGTGCCCCTCTATAAGTTCCGATCTTATCATACCCTGTTAGTGCCCACAATGATACTGCCCCCAGTGCTACTATAACATTAGGTTTAGCGTCATTGATTTCCTTGTACAATCTTTCTAGATGTGGTTGCGTCTCCTGTTTAAGAAACCCCATCGTCGAAGACGGATAGGGTGATCGCCACTCAGTTGTCTTGCACAAAGCTTTGTATTCACTTCTCTTGTGAAAAAAGTTTTGTAAATTTTCTTGTGCTGGTCGTCTTTGAAAAACGTGGGTGAGCATACATTCTTCCAGCTGTATCCCCGCTAGTTTACACACCTTGCCTAGAATGTAATCTCCTGCAAGTATTTTATTTAAACGAACTTCGTTAACTGTTGGATAGTCCATGACGATTGCAATCTTTGCACCGTCAATTAATTTAGAAGTTACATTCTTGTGTACTGCATACTCACCCATTATAACTACGCCGCCTTATTAATTATTCTTTTAATAGAAGCTTGTAGTATGTCTTTGTTACGGCCCACCATTTCGTGTTTCACAACACCAGAAAATGTTTGACCAATGCTTTGCTCTAGCATTTCACCAAAGTTAGCACCACCCATGCCGAGTGTTTTAGTTAGGAATTTCTTGATAGAAATTACAGGGTTGCCCTGTCCTAACGCTCTAGCCGTAGCCCAGAACTCCATTCTGGTTGGCTCACAATGATCCAAGTCACTATCTGTGATCTCAGATTCCAAGACAGCGTTAGCCTTGACGTTGATCCTTACGATCTCATTCTGATTCTCACCAACCTTATCTGTACGATAAGAAGTGATTACGAAATCGTAACTGCCCTCTGGTAAGGGCATTTGTTCCTGAACGTCATCAGGATTCATTGATAAAAAGTCTGATATTTCAGCCATTAATTACCTCCTTTATTTAAGTTGATTACATTGTCTGCTGACAATTTCTTACGAGCATTTTGCTGTATTGCACTGAACAATTTAGCTAGATCTAATTCAGTTGTCTGACCAATAAGACTTGGTGCAGTAACTTTGAGATCCATCCTGTGATCAGACACAGTACGCAAAGTCCTCTCGGTTCCTTTGCTAGAAGAACGTGTATCAATTCTGCATACACAGTTGAAGTATCTGCCTAGCTTTGTAGATAGTTTAGAACCTACGCTAGTTGGGTACGCTTTGGACACGCCCATATCTCCTTCCATGTATTGCATATGCGTTGTAACAACCACGTTACAAGGCACTTCCGATCCTGTTATGTACTGTATGATATGTTGTACATCACGAGCCGCCGTTCCCCATTCGGGTTGCGACGCTTGATCTGTTGACTTCTTATTATTGAAGACAAGAGCAGCACGAAGTGCAGCCTCACCCATCAATGTTAAGCTGTCGATAACCAACACATCTTTGTTAGTCCATTTAGAAACAGGGCCGTATTCTTCATCTTCATCTTTCCAATTAGAAATTAAAGTTGCACCCTTACGAAACGCCTCCGCTTTACCCATAGGATCTTTCAACGAAACATAAGAAACGTTGTTGACACCTGTGTCTGTTAAGAACTCGGGCAAAATGTCTAAGCCGTTGTCAAAATCTAAGATACGTAACTTGTATCCTGCGTTCGCAAGAGTGGCTAATGAAGCCGTCTTACCAGAGCCACTATCTCCTACGAGTAGTAACTTGGTTACATCTACTGATGTATGATTTTTTATACTTGCCATATTTATCTCCTGTATTTTGTAATATTAACATAATTAAAATTTTTGTCAAGAAGTTTTTTCTAACCACTTCTCAAGGTCAGTGTATCCTCCTACATGTTCATCATCAATTATTATTTGTGGGAACGTGCGTGCGTTTGGAAACTGTAGGAAGAACTCTTCTCTAGTAAAGTCCACATCTAATAAAAGTATTGTAGGATTTTCTTTTGCTAATTTAAATTTAGCTTTATCACAGAATACACAATTAGGTTTAGAATATATTTCTATTTTCATTTGCCCTTTTTAAATAAGTCTTCTGCGTGTATCACTTCTGCTTCTCTAACCAGGTCATCGTGTAACGCAACTTCAAAATCTTCCTTCAACAACGTGGCACGGTGGTCAGGTGATTCAGCACACACTTCCCTGAACTTACAGCCACCATAGTTTCCACATGATGTAAAGTTAGCAGGGTAATACTGACTATCCCAGTAGGCTTCAGATATTCCCAAGCTGTGTACCGTATCAGCATACCATTCATCAATAGATAAATTAGATACATTAAATACAGCACGATTAAATCTACAAAAGTGTACACCAGTTTGAACTGCATCGATAATAAATCCCCGCACAGGTAAATTTAATATGTGTCTCGCCGCCCACAAGTATGCATACACTTGATTGTTTGGTTGATAGTTTCTAAAATACATCTCACTTAAAGAAGCCTTTGTTGTTTTTGTATCGCACAGATACAAGCCACCTTCAAACTCTACGATCTTATCTATCCTACCAGAAAATCTCTTACCTGTATCGCCAAAGGGTACTTCAAATCTTTTCTCAAGACACGGCTCACCATTAGGCATAGACGCTATCTTTATATTATCATCCCAGTATTCATCCACTCTCCATACTATTGCACGCAGTGCGGCTTCTAATCCTCTGGCTTTATCTTCTGACAAAGATAGATCTGCTCCGTAATTCTTAAGTGTAAACTCAATAGCCTCACGCAGTGTCTCTTGTTTATTTTTATTATGGAATCTACCTCTATCTAATATCTCATACGCGTCGTGTACCGCAGAGCCAAAGCCCGTAACCGTACCATAACTTTTTAATTTATACCCACGTAAGTTTGTTAGATTGTATAGACGGGGGCACGCCAAGAAAGTTGAAAGACTTGACGTATCCCACACCACTTGTTTAGGTTTATCATCCACATAAACATACTTTGGAATCCTATCTGGTTTAGACATCTTTAACTAGCACATCTAGTATGCTACCTTCTGTCACAGGTTGAGCTTTAGTTCTTGCCGCCTTGCCTGTTATTCTTTTACCAGATTTCTCTGCCGCCCTTATATTCTCACGAGTTCTTTGTAGATACTCTATGATTCTATCAATGTCTTGTTGACTTTCCGCAAGTTCAAGCGGATCTTTTTCTAATAGTTCTGTTGGTATCTCTAGTTCTTCACTCATTCTGGGTCTGTTCCTCCATAACTGATTGTATCTATTTGTGGTTCATCAAGTCCTTCTTTTTCAAAAGGTTCAATGGACATAATCTTTGCGTCTGGTATTGTAACCAAACCCATGTTTAATTTATTAGATACATATTTACGACTTGTCTTATCAAACTTCATGTCTGAAGACATAACTTTTTCCGCCGCTTCTTCTTTAGTTCTAGCTTCTACTATCCAATGTTGTGTATACATGTGGCTAGTTGTAACATCATACTTCATCTTGTCTCCCTCCTCTCATATATTTTTTATGAGGTTTATAATCTATGTTGTGCATTCTATTTAATGCCCACACTCTTGCCTTACCAGAAAATATTTCTAGGTAAGCAAACATTTTAAATATAATTAAATATATCTTTTTAAAAATTTGGTTCACACTCCACTCCTTCTTCGTGTAGTCTTTTGTATCGAAGGTAGACAGCTTTGGCTTCGTGATATGCTCGCCATCTACCTTCAAATTCTGCGTCGTACATTTTATCTGCCCAATACTTTAGTTGTGTAGGCACATGTTCAATGTATGGTCTTTCCTGTAATGTTTGCATTGTATAACCAATCCTCCAGTGCGTTTGGTTCTTGACCTTCTTCTCTCATAGAAGCTAAGTCTTTCTCAATTAAATGTCCTATTGAAGTTGCATTCTGTACACACACAGATAACATATGCAACGCAGGTAAACTACCTGCTGATGTTAGTATCATTCGCATACCCATTTCAATCAGTGCTGATTCAACAACTGCTATTGGATACTTCATGCATAAATCTGCAATAGGTTTCTTTAGTTCATCCAAACAATCAGTAAATAATTTTTGTTGGACTTTTGATAGTTCATCACTCATAATTTATTTCCTTCCTCATCTGTCATATCAAATGATTTTGATTCTAATGAAGATGTAATTGTAACACAATCATTTTTAATGTCAAACACTAAATGATCGTATCGCATTTCATCTACATCGTCTTTGCTTTTCATTTGCACACGATATGCTTTAACATATCTATACAATCTCATCTTCAAAGCAAATGGTTTATCATGCCGTAGATATATACAAGGCTCGTCGCTCTCGCTATTATCTAGGTGGTCGACGGCTTTTTCCAATGCGTTCGATAAATCTGTCGAGTGCAATAGGTTGTACGTCTTCGGATTGTACGCCATATTCCTCCTGTATATGTTCATAGTCGTTGTGATCTAAACTTAAATCATCATTATGTTTAGATGTGTCTTCAATATTAACTGTGTATCCATCTAATACAAAGTCACCATCTTCCAAGATATCTTCTTCTTGTTCTATCTTTTTCTTATATGGTCTTGATGTAATATCATCCATGTTCTTCCTCCAATGTAAAAACAAAAAATTAAAAACAGAAATATAGGCACATTCCTATACTCTGGATCAGTAATGACACCCACAATAGCTATTAATGGTAGGGATGTCAAGGTAATAATAGATAGTATTCCTGTTATAAAATTCATACCTTCCATTCTTTTATGTTATCTACTGCGTCAATTTCTTTGACAGGCATAAGTCTATGGTTGTTGCCAGGAAACATAAACACTAGAGCAGAACCAGATAAATATTCTGGTTGAAACTTTAGCATACCTGTTTGTTCTTTGACCACATCTATTTGGAAAGGATAATAAGATGAGCCACTCTCAATCGCATTAACCCTGTCCATTGTTTCTGGTGTGACTGACCACACCTCTCCTTTTATTTGAAATCCTTTCTCTCTTGCAACAAGAATAGGAAAACTTTTAGCATAACTAAACAAATCAAACTTGGAATCTACTGTAAGATATGTTCCTACAAATTCAGATGAATTGCCTAGCACACTGTGAAGCCTACCCCCTTTCTTTAGTGTTCCATAGACGAATAGATTAGTTCTCCAATCATAATCATTCGACATTAAATTGTCCTTTCAATACTATCTTTTTTGTTATACAGTTGGTGGGAATAACCACACCCCCACCACCACATTGACTTTCTTCATCAAACGAAGACACAAGAATGACAGAATCATTATCTTCTTTGATAATATATCCGACACTTGTGACAGGTCTGAGTTTTTGTTCTTGTAGTTCTT